TGTGCACACGTGTGCGAAAGTCGCCGAGCAGCCGGTAGAAATGTCGGTCAGAGATGGCCAGCGCAGCCGCTGCCGTCTTGATCGGCTTGACGCGGTGCACGTAGTACATGTCGAACACCCGCTTGTCGATGAGGTCCGGCTGGGCCAAGTACGCGATGTGGAATGCGCTCATCTCAGGGCTGCTCGGCGCGTCGGGGCCGCCGCCCTGCACCGGTCGGACGCTCGAGCCGCTGAGCTGGCCCAGCACGCACGCGAAAACCGGAGGCGGGCCGTAGATGCGGCGCGTCCGGCACCAGGTGACCCAGCGCTCGCAATGAGCATCGAGGTCTCGTTGCACGCCTTCGGCGTCGGGAGCGCTTGCGTCATCAACTTCGATATCGGGCGCCGGCGCGGCGAGCCGCAGGGCTGGCTCATCGGAGGGATGGGTGGCGGTAGTCACATGCTTCCTTTCTGGGCTGGGATCAGGCAATGCCCCGCGACAGCACACGGCGGCCAGCGGCGGGGACGGGGATGACGATGGGCGCTGGAACGCGGGGCGGCGCCGGCGCGATCACCTGCGGCGCCGCGATGACGACGACGGGCAGGCCTGGCGCGCGCACGGCATCAGGAACCGGCAGCTGTGCGGCAGCGGGGATGACGACGACGGCTGGCGCAACAGCAGCCGCTGCAGGTTCGCCCGGCGAGGCAGCCGGTAGCGGCGGTCCGACGACGGGTGCAGACGGCGCAAGGTCGGCCCGCACGGGCAGCACGATCGGCGCGGCTGGGGCCGGTGTCGCAAACATGTCCTGGGTCAACTGCTTCGGCACGAGTTTGTCGCGGAGCCGCCGCCAGTCGAGCGCGCTCCACTTGTGCAGGCCCAGCTGGTACGCGAGTGCGAGGTTGTAGACGCTGAGGTCCAGCGGCTCATTGCGCGCACCGTTGGGCTTGACATACTCGCGGATCGCTCGGCCCTTCACGTAGCGCGTGCGCGGCTGCTCGACCACGAAGCCTTCGAACCATGCACCCGGCAGCCAGTCGGGCAGGTGCATCGCGCCCGGGCCCTCGTGCAACTGGATCCGGCCGAACAGGTAGTCCTTCGCCACGTCGGTGCCGACAGCCCACAACTCCGCACCCTGCGGCAGCTTGGTGCCGCCCCATTCGATGTCGACCTTGGACGGGGCGGCGCTGATGATGGGCCGGTTGCGGCGGCTGGAGCCGTGCAGAACCACACAGGCCATTCCGCGCCGCGGCGCACCGTAGTTGTAGACATCCTGCGTGTTCGCGCCGCCCGAGTCGATGCCGTAGGCGCTGATCATGATGGGCCGGCAGCCTGACGCATGCGCCAGAGGGGTACGGCGGATCTCATCAAGGCGCTGCCAGACGCTCCCTTCCTTCTCAGGCGGGTCAGACGGCGATCCGATGAGCGCGCCGTAGTCGATGAGCCAATGCTCCAGGCCGGGGCCCCATGCCTCAAGCTGGTACTCAAGGCGGTTGGGCTGCGTGTCCACAGAAAGGGTGACGACCAGGGCAGCGTCGGGCAGCACGCGGGCGTCGTACTTCTCGGCCCGGGCCTGCAGGTCCCGCGCCGTGCTGGTGTTCTCGGTGTTCTGGTAGCTGAGCCCGAGGCGCGTGTTGTAGAACACCTGCATCGCCTCGTGGTCACCACGGGTCAGACGGTCCTTCGCACGCGCGTACTGCCTGGCCAGCGACAGCCAGGTGATGCCCCCCACCGGCATGTAGAACGCCGACATCTGAAACGAGACGGTCTCACCATCACCTTCGGACATCGCCACCCAGCGGGCCTGCCCGCCGGCCGCCTCGTCTGGCAGCATCGTCGTCTTGTGCCGCTCGTCGATCTCGGCACCGCAGTCAGGGCAGACGAACCAGGCCCGCGCCATGAAGCCGCTATCGGGGTCGCGCTGGAACTTGAAGTTGTCCAGCACGAGTTCGTGCAGGTGGTCGCAGTGCGGACAAGGCACGTGGTAAGCCTCGCGCGTGCCCATCTCGAAAAGCTCGTCGATCTTGGACAGGCCCTTGATCGACGGCGACGACGTGTAGAAGAACTTGGCGCTGTCCTCGAACCGCGTGGCGCGCGCTTCGGCGATCTCGACAGGGTCACCCTCCCCGTCCACGCTGAGCTCGGCCCGGTCGATCTCATCGAAGTAGATGTACGGCGCCGAGACCTCGGCCAGGTTGGCCGCGCTGCCGGCCGTGTTCATGTAAAGCGTGGCGTCGCCGAGGAAGTCCTTCGCCTGAACGGTGTTGCGGCTGTCACGGCTCTTGGCCGCGGCGACACGCTCGCCCAGCTCGGGGACGCTGCGCATCATCGTGGACACGCGTGCACTGAACCGCTTTACCAGGGTCTCGGTCGGCTGGAGCGCAAGGATGTTGCGCGGCCGCCGATGGATGATGGACGCAATCCAGTTCAGCGCGGTCTGCGTCTTGAACATCTGCGACGCCACGCGCGCCACCACGCGCTTGCACGGATGGCCAGGCGAGAGCACCTGGTGCACGCGGCGCGCGGGGTACGAGCTGTCGAACTTGAAGGGGCCCGGCTTCGGGCTGGACTTCGGCAGGATCTGGAATTCCGTCGCCCACTGGTCGACGTGCAGCTCGGGGTCGGGCCGCATGGCCTCGGTGGCCGCGCGAACGACGAGCTCGAAACCGTCAGAGATGTTCACGCGGTGGCATCCCTCACCGGCAGCTTGGCCAGCATGCGGGCCTCCCAGCCCTTGACTGCGTCGCGCACCTCATCGCGTAGCACGCGCTCAATCTCGCGGGCATCGCTCAGCCCGGCCACCTTGGCCGCGGCCGGCTGCAACGCGCCATCGATGTCGTCGCGCAGCCGACGGAACGCATCGAAGATGGTGCGCTCGGTTGTGTCGCGATCGATGAGGCGCCCGGCCTCCTTCATGTTCTCTCGCTCCGCACGCTCGGCGTCCGCGCGCTCGCGCCGCGTGCGGTAGTCGTGGTACCCCGGCTCAGCGCCCCCGCCCCCGCCCGTTCCAGCGTTCTCGGCGCGCGGCGCGGGAGCCCCGGCCCCCTCCCCCGCGTCGGCCTGCGCCGAGTCCAGGATGGAAGACTGGGAATCGGTCGGCACCGGTGCCGGCGCACGGCCGCCGGCGCGGGCCCTGGTGTTCTGCGCCCACTGGATGTCGGCGACTGCCGGATCAATCTTCCCGTCGATGGTCGTGATCCGTCCTTCGGCCACCGCCTTGCGCACGGCCTTCTCGTCGCAGCCCCGATGGCGCGCGTACGCCGCCTTGCTCAGCAGCGTTACCGCCATGTCCGACCCTCACGCCACGCCAGCCCAGCCGCCCGGACCGGAAACCGGACTTTTGTCCGAGCCAGCCACTGACGCGCGCGCGGGGTTCGAATTACCCTCATCGGCCCTTTCGCCGGAAGGACCCATGGGGGGGTGACCGGGTGTGGTGCAGGCGCGACACCCCCCCTGATACGCCCCACGATGGGGCGGGTTCGGGCGGGCGCGCGTGCCGCGCGGCAGCGGTGTGCGAAGGTCATCGGCGTGCGGTCCGGACGGCCTCGGCATGAGCCTTGGCGAAGTGGGTGGAGAAGCGCGCCTTGATCGTGCGGTTGGCAACGCCGAAGAAGTCGAACTGCCTTGCGTAGGTTGCGCCGCTGACGAACAGCATCACGGGCTTGACGGCCGTACCCCAAGCGAACGCGGTGCGCGACCAGATGCCGCGCGGCAGGTGCTGCATCTTCTCGCCACTGGCCCAGCCACTGCGCCGGTTTGTGGTTGAGTGCTTCGTGCTGCCCCTGCCATCGCTCACGAAGAAGGCCTGTCGTGCCCGCCCGGCCCTGCTGCGCCGGCTGCTCGTGGCGTTCTGCGAGGCACCAGCCAGGTTGAAGGCGCGCACCTGCGACAGGATGCGCTGCAGCTCACCGCGGCCGATGTTGCCGTATTGGTCCAGCTTAGCGCCCTCGCCAGGCACGGCCCGCTCGCCGCGGCGCATGTAGCCGGCGCGCACGAGCATCTGCTCGAACCGCTTGAGCGGGCGCTGGCCGCCGTGTACCTGAGGCTCCAGGAAGTGAGGCTCGGTCCCGAACGCGTTCTTGAACCACACGCGCGCCGTCAGCTCGGCCTTGGTCGCGCGCTTGACGAACAGGCCGTTGATGGTGAACGGCGTCGGGCGATCGAACACACGGCGCATCTCGACCTTCTCCGCCTCGCGCACATCGCCGGCCGTAAGCGTCAACGCCCGAGCCATCGCGAACGGGACCTGGCGCGCGTACGTTTTCATCGCCCGATCGACCTCGGGAAAGTTGTGGTTCGCCGTGATCTCCATGGCTCAGCCCTGCGCCTCGAGCAGCACAGCCACCTCACGCCAGCCAGCGAAGCCACGCTCACGCGCGATCAGGTCGAGCGCGTCCCGGTACGGCGTGCCCTTGCGGTGCTTGACCATGGCCAGGCGCTTCATCTCGGCCACCGTCGCCGCGTCCAACTGCTTCTTCTTAACCATCACCTCTCCTTTCGGAAGAAAAAAATACTGGGAAGGGGTGCGTGCACACGCGTGCGTTACGCATCGCCGCCGCGCCGTTACGCGCGTTACGCTGTGCAGGCACGTCGCGCAGGCGCATGGGTGCGCGCGCCTATGTGCACATGTGTGCGCATGCCCGGGGGAAGGGGGCCGCGTAATTGGCGAAACACAAGTAACGCCAACAACTTGCAGCGCAACGGCGTTACGCGTCATGCGAAACATCCCCCTCGCTTTGGCCACCGCGCGGGCGCAGGAAGCGGTACAGGACCTTCTCGAACTTCTCGATGGACTCGCCTGCCCATTCGCCCATGCTGATGCCTTCGCGCGGGCCTGTGCCGCGCGGCAGCCAGCAGCGCTGAGCCTTGCGGGCCTGCGTGGCGTCCTTGACGTTGACGACCTTGTAGACCAGGCAGGGCTCACGCCGCTTGCCCTGCTCGTCCCTGTCGCCGCGCTGGGTCGCCCAGCGCTCCACGTTCTTGGTGAAGCCCGATTGG